ACACATCGCGCGCAACGACTTTGACAGCGTGGAGAAATCGCTGGAGGAAATTGAAACTATGTAAAAAAATAACCGCCAACTATGAGCTGACGGAGCAGGAGTAAAAATAGCCCAATTCTCCCCTTTTCAACCGCTTTTCTAGCACTCGTAAAACCCAGCAAAATCAACGGTTTTCGCGCTTTTCGCCGTATGCAACTTCACATACATAATTTTACAAATTGGTTTTATCGTGTACAAATCGTGCATGGTTTCAGAAACAAAAACAGCCGACAGAGCACCCCAAGCACCCTGTCGGCTGTCCGTTTAACAAGCGTCCGGATTTCAACCGGAGCTACGGCTATCACCGTGTACTCACCCTATACTACTACTTGTTATACCTATTATACCATTCATTTTTTACTTTGTCAATCATTTTCTTTTCTTCTACTGTAAGACCCGTTGTGCCATTTTCATCATGAATATAACCATGATGCGTATGTGGTTTTTTCCCGTTATGTGCATGAGTAAGATCTATTTGACGTTTTCTTTTGTTGGTATTATCATAATACGTTATTGATGAAACTTCGTCTTTAGCATTGATTGTTACATACACCCTGCCTTTGGTCATAGTTTCCATCGGAGTTTTTGCAGATGTACTGTCATTATATCTGACAAACTTAATATTGCCCGACTGATACAGCGTGCTGTACTCAGTCCCATACACCTTGCCTTTATCGCTTATCCCGCTCGATGAACCGCGTCCGCCCATTGTATCACCTTACAACCTTTTTGTCAAATTTATTTTGAAACGCGCCTATATGTATAATGTTTCCCTCGCACTCATTCGGAACGCTGCCGTAAAACACTACCGCTGAGGGCTTCAAACGCTTCATCATCTCGTTGTAGCCGCGCAGGAACGCTGCTTTCGCTTCCCTGCTGCGCTGAGTGCCTACCGATGATACAGCTACCGTGCCGCCGATGGGGTCGCCGTCGAAACACCACTCGAAGCTCTTCTCGCCGCTCCAGCATATCGTGGGCACTACCTCTATGCCGTTCAGTTCCCAGTATGCCGCGCACCAGTGCTTGCGGTAATGGTTGTATATCTGCATGGCTTCGGGTATGTCCGAGTAAAGCGAGAAATCGGGCGCGAACACTACCTTGTACTTGCTCAGAAGCGCGAGATAGTCCGTCGGGTGGTTCCACACGCGCGCAAACTGGTAATCATCTATGAAGAAGTGCACGCCCTTTTCCTCTTTCCCGCTCGCAGTCCGTGCATAATTGAAGCTCACAAGCTCGGGAAATTCGGTTCGCGATGTGCCGTTCAGCACGGGTATGCCGTACCTGCCCGAGCCTGTGAAAAATCCGTGCTGTAAATTTTCGTAACGCTGCTTATGTTCGTACATCTCACTTCACCTTCCCCGCCAACTTCTTCATCAACTTCACCCCCGCGACCCCGTTCTGCTTGTACCCAAGCTTCCCGAGCACCGCATTAGTAGCCGCTTCCGTGCCACCGCCGAAGCCGCCGTCGTCCGCAAGGTTCTCAGCCACGCCGAGCGCCGCGCAAGCGAGCCGCAGAAGCTGTTTGTACGCATACACGCCTACGCCTTTGTCGCCGCGCTTGAAACCCTCGCTGTCCAGCGTTTTCAAGGCTTTCGGAGCGACGAAGCCGTTCAGCCCCGCCGCCTTTATCTTCGCGGGATAGTCCACATAACAGTAGTTGCAGTCCACCGCCGAGCCGATACCCGCGACCACGCCGCCGTCCGTGTACTGCCACATACCGACCTCGCCCGACCAGTTGAGTTTGCCGCCGTACTCCGCGAGCCAGAGGGCGTAACGCTTAGCGACCTCGCTCGTCAGCATGGTCTGCGCAGGGCTGCGGCTCATGTAAATGCCCGCGAAATATCCCGCCTTTTCAAGCTCCTCGCAGAACGCCTTGCACATCGCGGAAACGCCCGTCTTGCCGACAAGCGACTTGCCCTCAACGTCAAAATAAATCGGGTACTCGAACTGCTTGCCCTTGATGGCGGCGATACAGCACTTGGCTTCGGCGCGCGCCTCGTCGGCGGTGGTCGCATAGCTGAACCAATAGCCGCCGCATGGTATGCCGTGCTTTTTGCACTCGGCGTAATTCCGCGCGAACGTCTTGTCTATCTGCCCCGCAAAGCGCCCGTAGCCTATCTGCATTATCACGAAATCGACCGCGCCGCCGACCTTCGCGAAGTCGGGCGAGCCTTGGCAGTATGATATATCAATGCCTTTTTTCATCGTTATCCTCCTTTAAAACGTCGATAGCCTTTGTAATGACGGCGGGGATAGGCACGCCCATCAGCCCCGCGTTTTCGATGATGGACAGTGTTTCGTTGGCGATGAACGCCACGCACACCGCGTCCTTGATGTATGCCGTACCTAGCGTGAGGTCAAGGCGGCACGCGACCAGCAGTATCAGCAGTATCATGCCCTTGCGGCACAGCCCCTTGAACCCTGCGCGGCTCTCGAGCGCCCCGCTCTCCGACTTGCCCGAGCGTTTGAACACGCCCGCCACGATCAGTCCCGTGAGGTAGTCTATCGCGATGAAAATGATAAGTGTCGTCATAGCGCTTGTCCAGCCGCCGAACAGCGCCGCGACCGCTCCGCCGAGCGTTCCGACAGCGGCAAGCACCGCCGCTTTTATGTTTGTCATATTATTCCTCCTATTCTTTGAGCGCGAACACGCCGTTGTAAACATATTTCGTGCCGTCAACCTCAATTTTGCAAAAGCACGAATCTGTGAACTGTGAAAATGGTACATAAAATACATTGTCGCTATATGTGCCAGCGTCCGAAACGATCGGTACTAATGCCGTTCTCCCTGCTGAGATAATGCCCATCCCACCATGCCGTTGAGCAGCAGAATCACCACTCGCCTCATGTGTAGTGGTCACATTCAATGACTTTTCAAAATCTATAATTCGTCCTCTGTTTACACTATTATTTACATTTGTATTGTCAGGAGATACTACTGCAAATATAATGCCGCCTTCGCTGTTTTTGGAAATTGATAATGACATTTGGAGGCTATTAGTACTGCCATTACAAAGCATGATTCCATTACTGGTTTTCACCCCGCGCCGCCATACGCATCTATCAAAATAAAAAAAGTAACCATTATCAATAACAGTGCCATTTTTTGCGGTGATTTTAAATGCTCTTTGTGTGCCAAATTCAGCGCCCCAATCAAACTTTAATGCTGTTACATCGCCGACTTTACAGCTTACTTCCTGTGCACCAGACGGAATATCAATTGTATCAAAATATTCCGCTGCATTAGCCGCCAGCCATGCCGACACCTCAGCGTAGTTCGCTGCGGCTGTAGTGCCCGTAAAATATGTTGTTTCTATTGCCATTATAATTCTCCTTTCACGCTAATATTTTCAGCCGCGCCGACGTCAGCACGTCGGGGGTCATATCGCTGTTGTCTGCATGGCGCAGCACCACGCGCACATATGACGGTGCAGACGCTGTGCCGCACGTTGTCAGCGCGCCGCTGTCTAGCCAGTCTTTATTGGTCGATGTTGTCAATAGCTTTTTTTCCGAATCGTAGAAAATAAACGTGTATAGAAGCTTTTTATCAGCCTCTGCAACCACTGTGAATCCCGAATAAAAAATATCGGAGGCGTTTGGAATATCAAAATAATCGGGCGTTCTTATTCGTGCGGTGCTGTTAAAATTATTGCCGTTATCATATATACTGCCCTGCTCCCAACTCGCGCCCATGAGGTCAATGTCCATGCCGTAGACCATCTCAGCCGTGCCTACTGTACCCACGACCCCCTCCGCCACCGCCGAGGCTAGGGCGGGTTTCCCGCTGTCCTGCGGCTCGGGGGTCGAGTCGGGGGCTATGCCGCTGTCTGCCGCTGCCATTATGTTGATGTCGAACCGCGCCGCGGAAATACTGCCGCTGTCCCCGTTTAGCACGATGTCGCCAAACGCGCGCCCTGCCACTGCAAGCATTTCAGTTGTCAGCGTAACCGTCGCAGCACCGTCAGACAACGCCGCAGCTGCCTTTACCGTCACACCATCGGGACGCAGGATTTTAAGCTCGGCAGACGTTACCGTGCTGAGGTCGGATATTACGCCGCTGCCGTTGGTGAACCGTGCGACTATCTGCCGCGTGCCGCCGTCGCCCTGCTTGGCGTTGATACGCGCTCTGGGGGCGGTGCAGCTTAGGTCTAGCTCCACTACCGTTGATACTGTTATCATCTCATCACTCCTTTGTGTTTCGCGACCGCGTCCGAGAGGGTCGCCGCCTTGCTGCCGAACGTCAGCGTGCTGTTTGAGGGTCGGTCTAGGTCTATCGTCCTGCCGATGATACGCAGCCGTTCGTCTATGCCCATGATGTCGTTTTTGACTTGGTGCACGCCGTAAAGTTCGTACCCCGCCGATACGTCCAGCGCGCTGACCTTGTACTGCCGCTGACCTATCGCGATGGCGTTCAGCGTGTTCATGCCGCGCCGATAAAGCGTTGTGCTCCCGCGCACGAGGGTGTCGCCGTCGCCGTGTACGTCATATATCGCAACGCCGCTCCGCACGCCGTACTTGGTCACAAGGTCGGCGCGCTCGATGTAACTCTTTCCGCCCGCCATGCCGCTGGGGATTATCGTCAGCCGCGAACCCGTTGACTGCCTTACCGCGCCCAGCGGGTACAGCCGCGTTATCAGCCCGCTAACGTCCGCCGCGCAGGTGATCTCGCGCATATTCCCTCCGCAGTATATCGGCATATCTTTTTCGATTGCGAACTCCTGCGCGTAGTCAATACAGCGCGTTTCGCCGACCTTCCGCAAGCGTATCTCGCCGCCCAACGTGTCAACAAACAGCGCCCGCAGCACGTCGAACGTCACGCCCCAGTCATACGCACTGCCCTCGGGAAAACCCGCCATCTCAACGTTGCCCAGTGCAAATTTTTGCGACGATTGTGCGTTATGCTCCGCGACGATGTCAGACAGCGTGCTGCGGTTTATCGTGCCTTGCGATACCTCGCCCTCGGGCTGTACGCTGTCGCAGAGGTAGCCGAGCTCGCCCTCAAATACCGCCGTTTCCGCGAACAGCCCCGCCGTGCTCATGCCGTCCGAAACGCCCAGACAGCGCCCCTCAAAGAGCGTTGCGCCGCGGTCTAGGTCTGTAACTGCCACCGTACTGACCCCCGCCTCAACGGCGTTGTACGCGGGGTTGTCGGGCAAAATGCGGAACGAAAACGACGGTATCTCGTTGACTGCTTCGGTGATCTTTGCTTGCGATATTTTAGGGTCTGACGGGCGGTAGCTGTGCAGTATCTCCGACTGCGTGCCGTTGGTCAGTGTTACGCGATAGTTCATTACAGCCGCTCCTTTATCGTCGAGTATCTCAGCGTGGCGGGCATGGTGTTGTGCGTAACGTTAAGCCTGTTATTGCCGCTCTTGACCGCAAAATGCTCGGTATCGACTGCCATGCCGTTGACGTACAGCACGGGCACGCCGTCGCAAACAAGTGAGTACGCGTCCAGCGAAGCCGTCTTGAACTCCGTGCCCGCGCCGACGTGATACGGCACTTTGACCGCGCTCAGAGCGCTTGCGCCTACCGCCTTGCTTAGGGTGAGCGTAACGCCGTAAGTGCTCGCGGTGCCGTTCGGGTACACAGCCTGCAAATAGATATAGTCGTCGTCCTGTCCGAACACAGTGGAGTATCTGCCGCCGCTCGCCGCCGTAACTATGCCGCCCATCGTGGGGATAGCGTACTGCGTTACATTCCCGCCGAATGGCAGTGTAACGCTCGCGCTCAGCCCATCATCTGATATGGATATATCGCTGTAACTCGCATAGTCGGCGGGCGAGCCCATGTCGTAGTACGTCGCGCCGAAGTCGTTAACATCGAGAAGCATAAGTCTGTTGCCCGTAAACGTCGCGATGTCGAACGCTGCGCCCTCGCTTATCATGTACGGGTCGGCGGCGAACGCCGCGGTAAGCTGCACCACGCGCCGCGCTTGGTCTATGTACTCGTAACTGATGTCGGTACAGCGGCAGTTCGTCAGCTTCCAGCCGTGCAGGTGTTCGTCTTTAAGAACGCCGTCGCCCTCCGAATAGAGCCAGTTTGTCACGTCCGAAACAAGGTCGGCGGTGTCCTCCGCGTCCTCGCCTATAATGTTAAACGTGTACTGCGGGTCGCGGTCGTCGTAGTAGACCTTGCCGCCCACCGCCGAAAGGTCGGTGCTGCCGCTGCGGTAAGGCACGCTCTCGCGCACCACGCGGGGCTTGGGCGTGCCCCAACTGCCCTTTGCGACCGTAACGCCGCGCAGGTCGCCCGTAGAAACGCCGTTGAAAATCATCTGTCTTATCATATCATCTTGCCACTCCTCTCGCTGTTAAATTAAGGTTCGCGCCGTTGATAACATCAAGCGCGGGCGCTATCACGCTTGCTACTGTGTCGCTGTCAATCACTAGGTTAAAGACCGCCTGTTTGCCACTCTCTGCGGCGTTCTGAGCGTGCTCGGCGGTGCTGGCGGTCAGTCTGCCTGCCGTTCGTTCGTCGCGCTTAGCGGCGGCTCTGACGGCGTTGTGCGCGCTGTCTGCCGATGTATAGTCGGGCAAACGCACCTCGCCCGCCGCCGCAGATACCATGTCCGCAGCAGCCGCCGAGACCTCAGCCATGCCGCCCGAAATGCCCCGAGCCATGCCCTGCGGGATATATCCGCCGAGGTCTGCGAACAGCCGCGATGGCGAGTGTATGCCTGCCGCCGCTTTGACGGACTGGTACGCCGCGTCTACCATCTGCTGTGCGGCGCGGTCGATATCGGCGAGCTTTTCTGGACGGGTCAGACCGTTGGCAAAGCCCGCAGCCGCGTATCCGCCGAGAATGTCGTAAGCTTCCTGCAAGCTTGGCGACTTGCCCGCAACGTCTGAGATGATGTTCTGTATCTGCCGCGAAGATTCGTCGCGCATATTGCCGAGCGACTTTTCGGCGGCTTTGTATGCCTTTGAGTATGCCGCGTCGAATTTGTCGGAATAGTCCTGCAATTCGGTGTCCGACATCGAGGTCATAGCCTTTATCTCAGCCGCCGAGCTGGGCCCTGCTTCGCGCAGTTTTTCTATTAGACCGTCAGAAACGCCGCGGTCGATAAGCTCCGCCAGTCCGTCAGACCAATTGGAAATGCGCTCGTAGTTGCTATCCATCGCCGAAACGAGGTCTTCGGCAGACACCTCAGCCAGTTCGGCAGGCTTTGAAAACAAGTCCATAGAGTTGTAAATGCTGTCCGTCGTTTGGCCGAGCATCGAGGTGTACTGATGGGAAAGTTCGGCGATACTGTCGGCGGCGTCGGCGCTGACTTTGTAGCTGTCCTCGCCGACGGTGTATATGACGCTGTGGGTGCGCTGGGCGGCAAGCTGTATTTCCGACATATTCGCAAGCGCCGAGTCTGCCGACTTTTTCTCCTGCTCCGAAAGCTCGGCTATCGCGGTGTTCGCCGCGTCTATCTGCTCGTTTACGGTGCGCATAGCTTCCGAAGCCGTGACGTATGCCGTGTTGACAGCCGCGCCGTAGTCGCTCTGCATATCAGTGCCCGCTGCAAGAGCGGCAGTGCGCTCATCGGTCGCATTTTTCAGCGCTTCTTCTGCTTTTGCTTGCTCCTTGTACAGCTCGACAAGGCTTTCCTGCGCCGCCTGTGCCTTAGCCTGCCTGTTATAGCTTGTGACCACCGCTTCGATAGCTGCGCGGTTCTTGTTCAAGTGCCCCGTAGTGCTGTCTATTGCAAGCCCCAGTTCGGGCATTCCTTCGTTGAGCGACTGCACTATGCTTTCCATCTCGGCTTGCTCCGTCGAGGTAAGCGAAGTCTGCGCGTTCAGCTCCTCGAGCCTGTCCACCATGCCGCCATACGCCGCGCTGCTTTCCTCCGCGCTGTTCATGTTCTCGTCAAACTTCTGCGACGTTTCGGCTATCGCCTTAGCCGCTTCGTGCGCCGCGCTCACAGTCCCCTGCGTATCCGCGCTGAGGTCGGTGAGGGGGTCGTGCGCTTCGTCGATTTCTTCCGTAATGCCGTCAATGATACTTGCAAGCATTTGTCCGCCCGCCGCTGCCGCAGCTATCGCTATACTGCCGCCCGTCATGCTGTTTTTGAGTGACGTTCCCGCCTTTAGAGCCGCCGTGCGCAGCGTTTCGAGCGAGATGGTAACGCCTTCGAGCTTGCCGAGTATCTGCGCCGCCGCTATCTGCGTGATTATCGCCGCGAGCACTGTCTTCACGCCCTCAAGCTCAGCCTTGCTCACCCCCAGCTTCTTAGCTATCCCGTCCTCCAGCGCGTCTCCGAGCTTGTCTAGCTGCTGTACGCCCTGCTTGCCCATGCGGATAAAGTTGTCCGCAAAGTTCCCCGCGCTCTCGTCGAGGTCGTCAAGAGCCTTAGCCGTGTCGCCGCCGTTTGTGAGCGTGCCGAGCAGGTTCGCCGCAGCGGCTTTCATCGAGCTGAATGAACCGCTAAACGTCGTGGCGGCTTCCTTTGCGGTAGTGCCCGTGATGTCAAGCTCGCCCTGAATGACGTGAACAGCGGCGTACACGTCGGCGAGGTTGTCGATGTTGTACTTTATGCCGCTTATCTTCTCCGCGTCAGCGAGCAGACGCTCCATCTCGGTCTTTGTGCCGCCGTAACCCAATTTGAGGTTATCGAGCATGGTGTAATTCTGCTTTGCGAAGCCCTGATAGGCGTTCTGAATGTCGGCGATGTTCGTGCCAATCTTGTTGGCATTGTCCGACATATCGACCATAGCCGTGTGCGCCGCTTCGGCAGCTTTCGCAGTATCGCCGCCGAGCGAAGAGATCAGCGAAGCCGAAAAGCTCGTGACGTTCTCCATGTACTCGTTAGCGCTTACGCCCGCCGTTTTGAAAGCGTCGCTCGCGTACTGCTCGACCTTGCCCGCGCTGGATTTAAACAGCGTTTCTATGCCGCCGATAGACAGCTCGAGAGCCGCGCCCTCAGCGAACGCGCTCTTTATCACGTCGCCCAGCTTGTCGGCGACCTTGTACGCGCCGAACGCCGCGAGCAGGCTTTTGCCGAGATTTTTGCCCATCTTGCCGCCCTGCTCGCCGCCAACGCCGTCGGGGAAAAGCTTCGCCAGCTGCCCCTGCAAACCTTCCATCGAGGGCACTATCTGCACATACGCCTTAGCCAGCTCAATGCCTTTGCTATTGCTGTCTGCCATTTAATCACCTCCGTTAAGTATTTTCTGCCGCGCTTTTTCATACGCCATCGGGTCGTCGAAGCCCTCGGTCTGCGGCTCGTTCGGCGTGCCGAAAAGCTTAGCCGCCAGCGATTCGGGGCGGTTCTTGCCGCGCGCACCGTCTTTGCTGTTGAGCCAGACTAACAGCGAAAGCTTATCAAAAATCAAAACGCCCAGCATTTCGCTGAGCGTATGATCTTCCCCCGCAAGTGCCATGCGTGCGCGGGAGTTTGAGCGCAGCCCGCCCGCAAGCGCAGCCACCGTACTCAGCGGCAGGGCGCGGTGATCGTATATGTGATACGTTTCCGCGAAGTCGCATATCAACTCGCCCTCGCACGCGCTCACCATGCGGGCGAGCAGTATCAGTTTTTTCCGTCGCTGTCCTTTTCGCCGCCGCGGATAATGGAATAGATCTCGCGCACCATCACATCGCGCGGCACTCTGCCGTTTTCGTCGCGGCAGAAATCTTTCAGCGCCGCTATCTGCGTATCGTCGAGCAGGCGGTGAAGCACGCTCACGAGCCGCGAACCGTCGCCGCCGTCCACCGCGACAAGGTCTTCGAGCAGCTCCCAATCGTTGAGCTTTTCAGCCTCGTACTTAAACGCAAAACCGTGCTCGGTCTTGCCCTCTATCATCTTCATGCCGTTCCCTCCTTACTCAGTCGCAGGTTTCTTGAAATACTCGTAATGGGTGTTGCCCGCGCTGTCTGCCATAGCGGTCAGCGTTACGCCATATCCCACCGCGTCGCTGTCGTCATACTGCACCTCGGCAACGTTGGAAACGCTCGCAGAGGGCAGCACAACGCGTTTGAGCACGCCGCCCGTCATTATCATCTCGATAACGTATGCGTAGTCCTCAAGGTCGCCCGAGCCTGCCGCTACCGTCATGCCGTCCTCCAGCGTGCCGGTAACGTTGCTGTCGCCGTGAACGAGCTTGAGCACCTCTGCGCTGAGCGATTCGATGAAGGTCATCGTGAAATCGTCCTTTTTGTCGGTGGTGGAAACGTGCACCACATCGCCGCCCCATGCCTTGATAGACTGGGTGGTGCGGCTGCCGTCGTTGGTCAATCCGTCCTCGCTGATATAGCCGAGGCACTTGAAAGCCGCGTTCAGCTCGGTGGTGGCGTCGGTCGGCAGGGGCGTTGAGATCGGTGCGCGGAAAACTGCGCCGCCTACCTTGGGCTTGCCCGTAGTGACATTGTTTTTGTTGTTCGACATTAAAGATCACTCCTCAAAATATGTTATTTCGTACACCGCCTGAAAGCGGTAACGTTTTGTAGTTGTATCGTTGAATGGGTAACTGCTCACGAGCGCGCAGCGGCTTATGTCGCCGCGTTCGGGCATACGCCGCATGAGTTTCAGCAGCCGTTCGTTCAGCTCCATAGCTTCTAGCAGCGTGCCGCCGTAGCTTTGTACAGCCACCGTAGCGGACGTTATGCAGTTGCGCTCTGACGTGCCGGTGCGCTCGATAATGCAGTAGCTTCGGGGCGGCTTGGCGGGCTCTTCCGCGTAACACGGCACGTCCAGCCCGCGCGATATGTAGTCGATAAGCGTAACTTCTATCATTCTTTTACCTCCCCGACCGCCTTTAAAATCGTGTTGTTCTTCTGATTTTGCTGAATGGCGCGCTTTTGTGTCGCCGCGACCGACGATACACGGCGGCGTATACGATAGCGCTTAGTCCATGCGTAATTCTTCACGCGGTAGCCCTGCTTCGGCAGCTTAGCGCGTATGCGTTCGGCGTACTCTTCCGTCAGTGCCGCCACGCTGTCGCTCATGAGGTAGTCGCCCACCGCCTTATGGTTCAGAACTATCTTCGTCGGCATATCTTTCCACCTGCACTTTCTTGTTCCAACTGAGCGGGATAAGCGCGTCTATGCCATGCGTCGGCTCGCCTACGGTGCGGTATCGTCCGCCCCAGAAGCGCACCTCTGTATCAGTCCAAACGTGCTCGTCGCCCTTCGGTATCGCGAGCGTGTACGCTATCCGCTTGCCGCTGAGGTTGAGCGCGGCGGTCACGTCCTCGCTGCTGGGCGCGCCCACAAGCACGTTTTCGACTACCTCTATCCGCTCCGCATATGTCGGGCGTTTGAGCGCGTCAACGCCTGTCTGCTCGCGCGCCACAAGTTCAACGGGTATGCCTTTAATCATTGTCACCATTGCCGTACACCTCCAGTGCGCCCCAGCGCTGACGCAGCAGCCCGAGGTCTTTAAGCTCGTTGCGCAAATAGTAAAGCTGCTGACCCGCGTTGAGATACGACATAGATATGCTGTACCCCATAGCCGCCTGCGAAGCCTGCGTCGCCGCGGGCGAATTGTCAGCCGCCGCATTTACCGCGCGGATAACTGCCCTCGCGATGGTCTCTTTGACCGCAAGCGCGAACTCGGGGTCTGCCGCCGACATTAGCGCTATGCTCTTGCCGTGCTTTTTCGCGATAAGGCTCAGCTTTGCGGAAGCAACGGGCAGCAGCGCCTCCGCAAGTTTCTGTTCCTCAGCCGTGAGCTTGCGCCCGAGCCGTATAACGTCGTCGATAGCCGCGTACACTGCCGCCATTGCCATGCCCCCTTACTCAGTCGCCGCCGACTGGATAACAGCGAAAGCGTTTTTGTCGAGAATGCCCCAGCCGACGAATACTTCTGCTCTGAGGTATATCTGATTGCTGCCTTTAAGGTCAGCTCCGCTGTTGTCGGGGTCGCCGTAAGGGATTATGGTAAGCGGGATCTCCTTTGAGTAGCCCCACTGAAATGCTGTTTCAAAGTCGCCTACGATAGCAAGGTCTTTGCTGTTATTGAACGAAACAGTGTTGTTCGTGATGGTCTGAACGCCGTTCATTACGGAGGGCGCGTTGCCCCATGCCAGATCGGGATATATCCTCCTACCACTCGAATCTACCATTTTCGCAAGGTCAGATCTAAACGACGGAGCCATTGTAAGACCCGAAATATCATATTCGTTCTCCTGCACCGCTGCGATGGCTTCTTCGATGAGCGCGTCGGGGGTCTTAGGCGACTTGCTGTCCTGCGAGATAACTGTTACGCCGTTGCTAAAGCAGTTATCTCCGATGATAGACGATGTTGCCTTTGTTCTGGGATTTATGCCGTGAAACGCCATGATGTCGATCGCTCTTGCTACTTTCTTCGCGAAGCCCTCGGAGTATTTCTTCAAGATGTCTATCTGAACTTCTTCAGAAGCATACATGAACTCTTCCGAAACTCGCGAGCCGTATTCAAGCTTAACGGGAATGATCTTTATGGGTGCAAGATCAACTTTACCCCTTGTCTTTTTTCCGTTTTCGCCAACGAGATCGGCTTCGTCGTCCATCGTGAATACATATTCCTGCATTCCGTTGAAAGGTATCGCCGTCTGATTGCAGAGAGTTGCAAGCGAGGACTTGCCCTTTACCTTGTCGAAAAGCTCGGTCACGAGCTGCGGGTCGAATTTTGCGCCCTTAGAGAGAATGTCTGCCATAGTTAATTACTTCCTTTCTTTACTTTTTGAGGTCGGCGAGAAGCGACTTGTACGCCGCGTCCTTGCCGTTCGTGTGTCCGTGTTCCGTATTTGCGAGGGGCTGGGGCTGCTGCTGATTTTTCACAAATTTTGCGAGCGTTTCAGCGTCCTTTTTGATCTCCTCCTCGGTGTCGCCCGAAAGCTTGCCCGCAAGTTCATAGGGTATGCCGTTCTCGTGAGCGATGCGCATTTTCAGCGCGCCGCTCTCATACGCCTTTGCCTTAGCCGTAAGGTCGGCGATGGTGGTCTTGTTCGCTTCGAGCTGCTTCGCAAGGTCGGCGTTCTTTGCGTTGTAGTCCTCGGGCGAGAGCCAGCCCTCGTACTGCTTTTTCACGTCGGCGACCGCTGCGTCAAAAGCTTCCTGCGTTTCGATGGGTTTAAAATCTGCCATGATATTTCCTTTCTCCGCTTGCGCGGTGGGTATATATGTAAGCCGTTACCAGCTTATCTTCTGTACTTTCTTCTCTTTGACCGTGTTCACGCACGCCCAGTGCGCCAGCGCGACGGCTTCAAGCAGCGATATGTCCGCGCCCTCTAAAATGGACGTGTAACCGTACCCGCCGCCCGAGCTGATAGCGCGGTGCTCGCAGTTGGCGACGGCTTGTTCCAGCGACGGCTGTTCGGCGTGGCAGATCGTCTGCGCGAAAATGCCGCGCTCAAAGCTTGCCGCAGAGGTTATGACCTCCGAAACTTTCGGCAGTATCGGCTTGCGGCGTATGCCTGCGTTTTTCATGTCGGCGGCGAGCAGAGATTGTCCGCCTGCGCCGTCTATGACCGTTTCGCGCATATGCGGGTTGCGCAGATACGCAATTATCCAGTCGTTGCCCTCGCGGACGGGTCGGCAGTCGATGGCTTCGACGAACACTTTGCCGTCGGCGGTCTTTGCGGCTACGGCGAGCGATACATTGTCGGTAGCCTTGGCGTACTTCACGCCGAAAAACAGCTCGTGAGTGAGCTGCGGCTTTTCGGTCACGCACAACGCCTGCCACTCGCCCTTGCTGATAGCCGACTTTTGGTTGTACGTCAGCCAAAGCCCCAAACGCTGTATGTTGTCGTCCACTTGGTTGTCCTGCGGGTCGCCGAGTTCGGAGCGTATCTTGCGCTCGGTGAGGATAGTGCCGAGCGACGGGTTGGTCTGATACCACAATTCGGGGTCGTGGGCGTTGGTGAGCGCAGGCACGCTCCATTCCGCCCAGCCGTCGTCGCCGCCGCCGCCCGTGACAGTCGTCTTGCGGTACTTGGTGAAAACCGTGCCCGCTGATACCACCGTCGGCGGCGTGCCGCACATGAGCGTCTGCGGGTTGCGGCTGTCGGCAACGACGTATTTAAGCGCAGTTTCTTGGTCGGTGGTGTACTCCTGCGCTTCGTCAATGATGAGCAGGTCGTAACCCTCGCCCAGACCACCCTTACTCGAGCGCGTGCGGAAATTCATCAGCCCCTCGCCTTTGAGCCACTCGATACGTTCAAGACCGAACTGCTTCGCGGTCTTGAAGTCCTCTTTCTCGCGGTAGCCCATCTTCGCGAGCAGGCTGGTGGCCTTTTCCCACACCGAGTGAGAGGTGGAGGTGCGGTGGGCGGTGTACAGCACACGTTCGCCGTGGATAACGCCGTACATGGCGCGCATGATGAGCAGTTCTGACTTGCCGTTGCGGCGGGGTATCGACCAGCCGAATTTCATGTGCCGCCACAAGCCCTCGCCGTCCACCGCCATGATGTCGTACATCATCAGTTCCTGCCACTCCTGCGCGGTGCGCCCCGACTTGTTGTACATCGCTACAGCCTCGCCGCCGAGCGTTTGCTCATACGGCAGCACTACCGATACGGTGGGGGTCTGCCTGCCGATACGCTTCTCAATAGCTGATTACCTCCTTTTTTAGGCATAAGAAAAGCACCCTGCCGAAGCAAGGTGCATATTTCCGATATTTAAGTATAAAAATACCGCCTCGCCGTAGCGGAGCGGTTATGTTTTTTATTAGTTTCTGTTCAAATCCAGCTCTAAAGCATACAAAAGAATGCTTTCATAAGAAACATCTTTGCCATTGTCTATATACTCAATGAGCTGTTCCCTGTCAGCCTTTGTTTCAGCGTAAACCAAAACACCAATAATAAAATCACTTTCGGTAGAGAACTTTTTTAACTTTTCAATTAAAGTCAAGTCTGACTGTGTAACTTGTTTATCTTTCAAATACTGTTCCAAAGTCATTTCAGTTTCTTCCTTCCGATTATTCTGTAATTACCAAAGCCGTTATTTTCGATAAGGTACATATAGTTGCCAATGGGCTTAGAAAATACTTCTTTGAGCTTCTGCTCTTCCGAAATATGCGTCGCTATCTCGCTCATGACGTGCGCGTATTCATCTTTCGGGAGCTGTACAGTAGGAAAGTCGCTGCTTTTCTTTGCGAAATACTGCATATCGACCTTTATGCCTTTATCCATTATACCACTTTTCCCCGCAATGTCAAGCCTTTGCGGCTTTTTCATGCCCGCAATCAACATGCGCTCCCGCTCTTCGGCTGAAATGGTCGGCTTCTTGAAACCTATCTGCTTCATGCGCTCCCGCTCTTCGGCGGGCAGCTCGCGCGAGGTCTTGCTCCACACGTCCTGCGCCTTTCTGCCGCTTATGTACGTCACGGTGCAGGTGCAGTTGTCGTGGCGGCGGTAAACGTCTTTCGGCACTTCTTCGGGGTAGCGGTATTTGCCCGCGAGAGCCGCGCACCATTTGCAGCACCCGCCGTGGTCGCTGCGGATAATAAAGCATTCCAGCCCCGCTTCGCTGCGATATTTCACGTTAGTTTCAACGTAATCATCGTAAAAACTTCGCGTGATGTTCTCGGTCGTCGATGTCATTCGGCGCACCATTTTTTCTTCGGAAATGTCGGGCGCGGAAGCCGCTCCCGCTACCGCCTGCACGCGCTCTGCGGGGTATGGCGCACGCTGCGGCTCGATGTTTATGCCCATCTTGCGGTCAAGCGCACGCTGGCACTCAGCCGCCGCAGAATTGATGATCTCGTAGTTGTCTTTGAGCACGCCCGAGAGTATCGTGTCGGCGATGTTGTAATACATCTTGCCGTCGGGCAGCGCGGCGACGTTGACAAATTCACTTATCGCCTGCGAAGCCCGAAAGCCTATCGACTGCGAGAGAAGCGAGATCTCTTCCATCTGCGCCGTGCCCGCCGCGACCTTGCCGAGCACCGACTGTATGTACGCGTCGCCCTGACATTTTTTCTTGAAATACGCCCGAATTTTCTCGAGCAGCTCTGCGCCGATGTCAGCCATTTTCGCCCTCCATGCCCGTCAAGCGGCGGATATTCTTCTCGCCGAGATAGTCGGGGGCTGCTTGATTTATCTTTAAAATAGCGTCGCCAACGCCCGCAAGCGCCGCCGCGTCGGGCTCGAAAATAGGCAGCCAGCGCGGGGTAAGACCTGCAAACGCATAGCGCGTATACGCCGCCTTGTCGCGCACGCACGCCGCCAGATACACGACGTTGAGGAAGCCCGTGCCGAACGTCCGCTGAGCCTTGCGCGCCGTCAGCCGCAGGTTTTCGTGAGAAGCGCGGATAGCGTCATAGCTGCTGGGGTTCGACGTCGCAAAGCCTAAGTCGTCCAAAGTCAAGCTCGTTTCGCCCGCGAAAAGGCTCGCTATCGACTTTAGCTGTTCGGAATACGGGGTCATGCTCTGCTGCTGAAACTGCCCGACGGTGGGGTTGTTGCCGTCGTCGTCGCGAGTGACCGCCAACATCGAGGACATCGTTGCGCCCCACTTGTCCATCTTGTCCATCTGCTCGGCGCTGTCCGACAAGCCCAAAATGTACTTCTGCGGGAAGCTGTAAAATTCGGCGCTTATCTCACTGCGGCGCAAAGTGCGCAGGGCTTCTTGAACCAGTTCCATGCACGCGCGGGTGATTCGCGAATGCCCGAACGGCCGCACGGGGTCGGGGCGGTAGATCATCGGCACAAGCAGCGGGTAGGGCGCGGGGTTTTCGTAGATCTGCACGTCCTCGCCCTTGCGGCAGATCTCGGTCTGTTCGGCGGTGAAGTACGCCTCGATAGTCGGTTCGCCGCGGTCGTCGGTATCGAGCACCGCGTAACCCTCGCGCAGCATATTCGTGATGGGGTCGATAATGCCCGTCGCGCTGCCGCCGTCGATGACCTGCAAACGCGGGTAACCATCGCCGTCCGCCGAGATGTAGATGAAACAGCAGGACGAGATGAGCGCCGAGATCACCGCGCTGTCGAAGAGCACGTCGCTGTTGTTCTCCGTCAGTATCTCATTGACGCGAAACTCGTTGCCGTCGAAACCGTCGAATACTATGCGGTCGGCGAGCACGTCTACCGCCTTGGCGCACCAGCCGAGCACGGGGGTTATCCAGCGATAATCGGGCGGTATCATCTTGCCAAAGTCTGCTATTTTATTTTTCATATGGTAATGGTCGTACCGCACCTGCACGCGGCGGCGTTTGCATTTCAGCTTCGCCCGCAGGTACTCCATGCCCTTGTATTCAGCCATGTTTTATCCTTTCGTTTCCAAACTTTTCAAGTCTGCGAGATATATAACCAGTGCAGAGGGTGAAGGGTCGCTCACAAGTTCAAGGGGGTACCCTCCCCCCATACGCTGCCAAAAATTCGGCAAAAGTCACAAAAAATCGTGGAAATCTCGTGCATTTTGACGAACATTTGACAAACATCGAGTAAAGTGTTCAGCGTGCGCACCGCTGAGCCGTCAGAACGTTTTCCAGTCGTAAGTCTGCGGCAGTATGCGGTTGGATAGGAGCTCAACTGACTGGTCGAACACCTGCTTTTCGACGAGTTTATCCGACTTCTGCCGATTGCAGCACCAGTGAGCAAGCTGCAAATTCGATATGTCCGACGGGTGCCCGCCCTTGGCTATCGGGATAATGTGGTCGATACAAGCGGACAGCGGGTGCGGATATTTGAGCGTAAAATCAACGGGTCTGCCGCATATTCCGCACACGGTCTGCGTGGCGTATATCCGTTTCTTGTTCGCGCGGAACTGCTGCTGATGAGCGCCGCTGCGGTCGGGTCTTTCGATAGGCAAGGGGTTCACACCTTTCGGGGTCAAAATTTTGGAGAGGGTGCAAAAAGACACCCCGCCCGAAAGCGGAGTGCCTTTACGCAAATTTATAGGAGGCTCGGAAGCAAATGGCGCGGCGCACAAGGTCATGCCCTCGGTCGCCGCACGGGACTTGCGCCCCGTAAATCACATGAAAGGAGATTCATCAAAAAAGAGCAAGTCAGTGCTGTCCTACTGTCCCCAGTTTAAATTATAACACGTCAAAAAGTCACAAAAGTCACAACTTTCTGAGCTGGCGATATATCCGCATTTTCACGCATGATTCATTGCCGCCCAGACCTATCACCATCGCGACTTGCAGGTACGTCTTGCCTTTGAGATATTTCAGCTCGAACATCTCTCGGGTCTGCGGGTCGGGTATGGCGGATATGTACGCGCGGACGGCGGCTGTGCGGCGTTCTAAGGCGGCTTTCTCGCGGTGGAGAGCCGTTACCTCGTCGCTCGGCGGCAAGCCGCTGAGGGTCACGCAGTGCTTGCTGAAAGGCGGGTCGGCGGCGGACTGCACGCACACGCGCGTTTCCAGTGCCGCGAGCTGTGCGCTTATTCGGTCGAGCCTGCGCTTGTCCGCGCGGTAGTTTTGCAGGTCGGTCTTGGTCATTTGCCGTCACCGCCTATCAGCCGCAATTTGCCAACGTGCGAGCACCTGAATATGCAGTTGCCGCAGGGTATTCCGTACTCATCGCACACGAAGTAATACTTCTTCGGCAGGTACAGATTGCAGTTGTTTTTGAACTTTTCCTCGCCCGTCTTGTGCAGAATACCCCTCAGCGTTTCGCCGAAGATAGTTACTTCGACGGTCTTGCCGAGATACTTTTCAAGTTCTGAACGTTTCATTTTCCTCGTCCTCCTCTTCATTCTCAAAATCTCCGTCAGTATTCGCCGCACATAACGCCCACATCACCGCCGCTATCGCCGAGATGGTTGTTGTTATCAGTATTGCTGGCATGCTCCCTCGCTCCTTTCTATGTTCTCCAACGGGGCGTACAGCAGGCTGTGCGCGCACTTTACGTCCCTCAGCTCCGCTTGATAGTAAAACCCCCGCTCTCCGCGGCGTATCACCGCGCCGCTCAGTATGTACTCCGCACCTGCGATGTGCAGCTTCGGGTCGGTAAGGCGCACACGTTTTCCCAGCGCCCGCTTTATGTCACGCTCGGTCATGCGCCCAGCTCCTCTATCCGCACATATATCCCCGCCGTGCCTGCCCAGAACTTCTCGCAGATCTCGCTCGCGACCAGCGCGTCGTCTGCCCAAAAGCCGCAGAGTGTCATGCAGTCTTTCAGCAGCTTTTGCAGATTGTCCGTGTCGGGCTTTGTGGTGCGGTACTCGCCGTCGCGGTGCCTGCCGCGCGGGAACAGCCACTTCACCGTCAGCCGCACACCCTCGCGGTACGGCTCGTCCGGTCGGTGCTTGCAAAGATTTGCCACAAGCTTCTCTTTCGCCGCCTTGACTTCGGGCGGGTCGTAGAATATCGGCTTGCCGCTTCTCACCGTCACCTTTTGCTCCTGCGCCGTGACGGTCGGCGGTATCATCGGCATAAAAAATTCAGTCATCGTCTTCCTCCTCGTACCTAAAATCTGCCCCGCGCCACTTACGCGCCTTGTCGTCGTATATCAGCGCGCCCGACTGCTTTACTATGTCCCATATGTATTTGAGCACCGCGGGCTGCTTCGTCAGCCACCAAAGCGTGCGCGCTCTGCGAATGTCAAAATCTTCATCGGGCAGTTTGTGGAACAGCGGCGGCATTTTCTTAGCCGCGTCAACAACGTCCTGCCTTCCTTTGCTTCTCTGTTTTCTCATTGTGCGTCCTCCTCTCGCGCGTCATTATTCTGATTACTTTTTCGTCGGGGCAGTTTCAAGCCCCCGACAAAAAGTATTGTTTATAATAATATGTTTGTCTGTCCGCCCGACAAACTCGGTTTTTTGCCGACTTTGTCCGAATAGACATTCTCGAAGCCGTATTTCGATTTTGTCTGACAAAAATTCGATAATTTCTGTCTGTCTGAAAATGACCTTTTACCGATTTTGTCTGTCTTGTCCGTCAAACTTCATGCCGCATTCGCCGCCCTCTATCCAAAAGCCGCCATGCTCTTTCAGGTGTCTGCCGACCGTTTTTTCGCTCACTCCCATGTACTCCGCCAGCTCTGCGATTCGACACTTGCCGCCCTCCTGCACGCCGCTGAAAGCCGTTTCTATGCTCTCCTTGCGCTCCTTGCTGCGCTCTTTCGGAGTGCGCTTTTTGTCGAAATTCTTCTGCCACGAGGGGGCGGCTTCGTCTACCGCGAGGTCTGCCAGCACGCCCTCGCTGTCGGCGCGGTGCACGGGAAAATCGAACCACATATTAAGCGGCTTGAACTTCGGGAACTCGCGCAGAGTGCCCTCTATGCGCCAAGCGGTGCGGTTCGCCGCCTGCTGTTTCGCCCGCTCCAGCTCGCCGCACATCAGCGCGTAAGACTTCGCCGTGAGGAACTTGTGCGCTATCTCCATCATCGCCGAGGGGGTCACAAGGTCGTCCTGTGTGCAAAGCTCGTCGGTGTTGCGGTAAAAGCGCCGCATCCAGCTCTCGCACACGCGGCAAACGGCGGCTGACTGCTGCTGAGTTATCAGCGTATCGGGCAATGTCAGCTCGCTCAGGTCTAGCAGCGCGTCGGGGTCGCGGGCGAATACTCCGCTGCCGCTGGCTCTGTCCATACTGCGCTTGCCGCCCTGCGCGCCCTTGCTGTGGTGGTGGCAGTATATCACCGCGCAACCCAGCTCGGTGCATATCTTATCGAACTGGTTGCAGAAATGCGCCATTTGGTCGGCTGAGTTCTCGTCGCCCGTGATGACTTTGTAGATAGGGTCGATGACTACGGCGATGTACCCGCGCTTTGCGGCACGGCGTATCAGCACCGGTGCTAACACATCCATTGGTACGCTATATCCGCGTAAGTTCCAAATGTCAATGTTATGATTGGTCGCTTTTATGCCCATAGCTTTGTAAACATCGTCAAATCTGCGCAGACAGCTTGCTTTGTCAAGTTCAAGATTTACATAGAAAACTTTGCCTTTTGCACATTCAAAGCCCAGCCACTCTTTACCCTCTGCGATAGCAACGCAAAGCTCGATAAGGGCATAGCTCTTTCCCGCTTTTGACGGTCCTGCCAAAAGCATTTTATGTCCGTGCCTTAATACGCCCTTGATAAGTTCGGGCGCAAGCTCAGGCAGATCGTCCATCTCATCTGCAAAATTCTCAATGTCCGGCAGGTCGTCGTTTATGCTCTCGATGTAGTCGCGCCATTCCTCAAAGCTCTCTTTGCCGAGCGATTTGTCAACGATGAACTGCTTCCTGCCGCCACGGGTAACGCCGGGCATGCGGCTCAGGCGCGAGGGGTTGCGGTTGTTCGGGTCGATGGCAAGGCCGTTCTTCTTGCAAACTTTGTAGAGGTAGTCCACGCGCTTGCGGTACTCCTCGTAATTCGGCGCGTCTATCTTGACTATCGCGTGCAGGCTCTTGCCGCCGCTGTACACCAGCAGGGCTATCGGCAGCTCCAGCTCGCGCATTACGGCGTTTTGCTGCTCTATCGGCATACTGTCGCTCTCCACAAGCGCGTAGCGGAAGTCGGTGACGTTCTCGTTTTTTATGCCCTTGCCGTCCAGCGGATTGAAGCGTATCCAAGCGCCCGCTTCCTCTTTGCAGTCGCCGATGACCGCGCCTATATCGCCGCCGCAGTTATTGAGCAGGGCTATCAGCTCGCCCGCAGTTCTGTCCCAGCAGCCGCGGGTAGGCAGGTAGCGGCGCTTGCCCTCTTCGTCGCTCTCGTATGTTTCCGTAACGTAGCCGACGTTCTCGCCCGCCTCGAAGAGCGTGGAGAGGTATGTTACAAGCTCCTGCACGGGCTGCCAGTCGGCAGGCTCGCGGATAGGTATGCCCTCGCAGGCGCACTCACCGCCCTCGTAACTTATCTCGTCGTTCCAGTCGAAAACGCCGTCGGTATCTGCCGTGAGCAAGCCCCTTTCGCGCGCCATCTGCACTATGCTCCCGCCCGTTACGGGGTTGGCGTTTCCCGCGAAGCTTTCCCACTTGCGCTCGCACTCGCCCGCGCGGTAGCGGCTGTCGGCGCGCGACCAGTTATCCCAGTCAGCCGCCGAATAGCCCTCTTCTTTCAGCGCCATGCCGACCGCCAGCCACTCTTGATAATCGCAGTCGGCGGGGGGTATCTTGCTTAATATTTCAAGTATCTCCATTCATATCTCCTTTCTCAGCCGCTCACGCGGGGACGTACTCGGCTGCGCACACGCCGCGCGGCACTCGCCAGCCGTTAGCCGAAATGCGCGCTATCATGCCGCTCGCCTGCTCGAAGCTCCACTTGCCGACGTGCTGAAAGCCGTAGTTTTCCAGCAGGCGTATCTGCTTCGGGGTCGTAAGCCCTGCGGCGCGGCGTTTCTCTAAGCGGTCGAGGATAAGGCTCGCCTTGCCCGCGTTTTCGATAGCGTCGGGCAGTATGCCGAGCTTTTCAAGCCGCTCGCGCTGCTTATCGGTAGCGGGCGCGCACTCCCAGCCGAACGCGGGGACGTATGAGGACAAGTCCTCAGCTTGTATCGACATCTCGTACTGCAAGGGGTCTACCAGCTTGCGCTTGCGCGTTTTCATGGCTTTGAGCTGCTTTGCGAGGGCTTCCTCGCGCTGAGCCACCACGTCCTCGCTCGCCTGCTTTTCGGCTTCCTCTATATCCACCGCGCAGCCCGCTTCGTCGGCGAGATTAGCTGTCATTTTCTGCGCTACCTCTTCGTTCTGGCAGATGAGATGTGCGGGGCGGCAAAGCTCGTGGCGCTCGGTGTGCCACAAGAAATCGAGCAGGAGAAGCTCCGTCTTGCCCTCGCAGAGCCTTGTGCCGCGCCCCACCATCTGGCAGTACAGACCGCGAACTTTGGTCGGGCGGAGCACCACAACGCAGTCTACCGAGGGGCAGTCCCAGCCCTCTGTAAGCAGCATACTGTTGCAAAGCACGTTGTACTCGCCCTTATCAAAAGCTTCCAGTATCTCAGCCCTCTCCTCGCTCTCGCCGTTTACCTCAGCCGCCTTAAAGCCGCGCTCGTTGAGTATATCGCGGAACTTCTGCGAGGTCTTGACGAGCGGCAGGAAAACCACCGTCTTGCGCTCGGCGCAGTACTTTTTCATCTCGTCGGCTATCTGATACAGATAGGGGTCTAGCGCCGTGTCAATATCGCTTGCCTTAAAATCGCCCGCCTGCGTCGCCGCGCCCGAGATGTCGAGCGTGAGCGGGATAGTTACCGCCTTTATCGGCGAGAGGTAGCCCTCTTTTATCGCCTGCGGCAGGGTGTATTCGTAAGCCAGACTCTCAAAGACCGAGCCTAGGTCTTTCATGTCGCCGCGGTCGGGCGTAGCGGTAACGCCCAGCACCTTAGCCGCAGGAAAGTGCCGAAGCACGTTTTGGTAGCTCTCGGAGATAGCGTGGTGCGCTTCGTCGATGATGATGGTATCGAAGTAATTCGCCGAGAAGCCTTTGAGCCGCTTTTCGCGCATGAGGGTCTGCACCGAGCCGACCGTTACGCGGTAGAACGAGCCTAAGCAGCTTTGCTCAGCTTTCTCGACCGCGCTTTTCAGCCCCGTGGTCTTGTACAGCTTATCCGCCGCCTGCGCGAGCAGTTCGCCCCTGTGCGCGAGGATAAGCACGCGCTTGCCCTGCCGCACGCACTCTTCCGTCACCGCCGAGAAAACTATCGTCTTGCCCGTGCCGGTCGGCAGCACGAGGAGCGTTTTGTCAACGCTTTCCCACTGCTCCAATACCGCCGCTTTTGCCGCTAATTGATATGGACGCAGGTTCATCTGCCGCCACCTCCGAAGCTGCCGAAGCCGCCGTACTGACCGCTGCCAAAGCCGCCGAAGCCTGCGTTATTCGCAAAGCCCTGCGCCGCCTGAGGGGGCTGCTGATAGGTCTGCGCGGGCTGCACATTAGTATACCCATGCTGCTGTGCTGTTGGCTTTACGGTATCCACGTTCTCGTCGTAGGCGTAAAGCTTTTTTATCTTGTTCGACTGACCCGCCGTACCGTCTTTTTTGGTGTAATTATCTATGTAAACGCGGCATTTTCCGCGCGTGCCCGCGAGCGCGCCCCAGTTCATGCGCAGCGGCTCGCCGTGCTTTTTCAAGCCGACCGCGAGAAAGAGCTGTGAGAGCTTCCACTCAAACTTTTTGCACAAAAAGTAGTTTTCCGTTATCTCGACGCTGTCCTCTGCGCCCCAAATCGTGAACGTCACCTTAGCCATATTGCAGGGCGGCACTTTTGCCGAGCCTGCGTGGCGGGCGCGCTCAAACTTTGCGACCGTGAAGTCGTAATCGCCCTCGGGGAGCAAGGTGTATGAAAAGCCCTCGCCCTCGTCGTTTATCTCGTCTTCCCAGCCAATTTCTTTAAAATCGTCCATTAAAATTTCTCCTTATATCCTCAAAACGGCACGCCGCCGAGGTCCATTTCCTTTATCTTTTCGAGCACCGTCTGCCAGTCGGCAACTAGGCAGCCGCTTATGAAGTCGGGCGGGTAAGCCGCCACCGGCATATCTGCGGGGCAGTAGCCCTCCTGCGCGACCACCTCGCGTATCTCCTCTTCCGTAACGCCGTCGGCTATCATGAGGTCGCGCAGAGCCTGCGGTATATCGGCGGGCGGCTCGGGCAGCGCTGTCGGGTCGGGCTGAGGCATAGGCGCTTGCTGAACGCTCTGCGCGGCAGGCTCGGGCTGCTGTACTGTCTGCGGCGGCGGGGTCTGCATTGTCTGAACGGTCTGAACAGTCTGCGCTGTCTGAACCGTCTGCTGAGCGAAAAGATGCGCTATCTGCGAATAGTCGAAAGGCAGCTCGGGCGCTAAGCCGTCGCGGTTTTTAGCGTCCCAGCAGGGGTGATGGCTGGTGTACATCACGCGTTCGCCGCCCTGCGCCTTGAACTTCTTGCCGTCCTTATCCACGGCTACGGCGTAGGTCTTGTAGTTGGCAAAGAGCACCATATCAGCCCATTCCTTAACTTTTGGCGATATGAGCGAGCCTGTTTTCTGACCCAACTTCATCTCCCAGCGGTCGTAGCTGCCCATCTCGTCGGGCTGCTCGAACTTTACTATTTTCGCGTGCGCCGTCAGCACGACGTTTATGCCGCTGTCCACCACGTCCTGCAAGAGGTTCAGGAATTTCGCGAACCCCTCGCACTCATAAACATAGCCCTTGCCGTAGCCGAAGTCCTCTATGCCCGACTTGCCGTGCGCGGCGCAAATGCTGGCTATACAGAGCTGTTCCGCCCAGTCTATCGTGTCTATCACTATCGTCTTGCAAAGGCGCAGCGAAGCGGCTTCCTGCACCTCGCCCTTTATCATCTCCCAGCTTGTCGGCTTGGGCATACGGCGCACGTTCATGCGGCGTGTGCTGCCCTCGGTGTCGATGAAGAGCGGGTCGGGGAACTGCGCCGCGAAGCTAGATTTGCCAATGCCCTCGGGGCCGTAGACCACCACTTTCATCGCGCCGCCCTGCGCGCCCGATGTTATCTCATATGCTGCCATCAGAATTTACCTCCGTTCCATTTAAAAACTGTTTCTTTTACCGTGTTCGTCTGCTGCGTTTCGGGTGTGAACGATGTGCCGTCCTCGATGATAACGCTGCACTCGCCTCCCGTAGATACCCTTGTCGCTATCGCCTGCAAGCCCTGCTCCTCGAGCCATTTGCCGAACTCGGCGAGGGTGTCGGAGTCCATCTGCTCCAGCTTGTCCAAAAGCACGAAACCGCACTCGGGGCTGAGTTTGCGCACTATTGACGTTGCAACGATGAGCTGTTCCGCGCCGCTCATGCCGTCCCACTTGCAGCCCTTGTACGTCAGCTCGCCGTCCTCTGTCGAAAGCCCCGCAAGCGGCATTTCCGCGCCGCCGAGCAGCGCCCGCTTATCATCGCGCACCTGCAATATCTTCTGCGAGAGGTAGGCGTACTGCGAGCGGTAGTCCTCCGCGTCGATCTCGGCGTGTTCGCGGTCGAGGTTGGCGCGTATCTTCGCGTTCAGCTCGTCTATCTCGGCGATGTTGCGTTCCAGCTCCGCCGTGCTCTCGTCCTCCAAGTCCTGCGCTTCGAGGTTGGCGAGCTTGAAGTTATTTTCGGCAGCTTCAAAGCGCATTTTCGCCTGCTCGTAAGCCGACTTCGCAAGCTCGAGCTGCTGTGCGTAATATTCCCGCTGGTCGCGCTTGCGCTGGTTCTCGCCGTTGCGCGCGAGTATCTCCTGCTGCTGTTTTATCAGCTCGCCCGCGCTGACGGGTTCGGCGGGCACGCCTGCGTACACTGGCATTTCCTTAGCGTACTTTTCCTTTTGGTCGGCTATCCTGCCGATAGCTGTGCGGCGGTCGTAGAGCTCTTTTTCGGTGCGTTCCAGCTCGCCGAGCTTATCGCCCACGCCGATAATGCGCAGCAGCGTAGCCGCTTTATCCTTAGCCGACTGGTTCATGAAGCGGGGCAGGTCGAGGGCGAACTGCTCGACGAAGCTGTTGAGAAGCTGCTGACCGCCTTTCTTACCGGTGCTGTCGGTGACCTTAAGCGAGCCGTTCTTGCCCGAGCGCTCGACGATAATGCCATTATCAAGGGTGATCTTCAAGTGCGGGTCGGCGAAAGAGCCTTCGCGGCGCGGAGCAGAGGGCTTGAACCTATCGCCGCCCAGTCCCCACGCTATGCAGTCGAGCACAGAGGTCTTGCCCTGCGCGTTCTTGCCGCCGATAACGGTCAGCCCGTCCTTAGCGGGCGAAAGCTGCACCGCCTTTATGCGTTTTACGTTTTCTATCTCAAGTGTGTTTATCTTTACTGACATTTTTTCATTCTCCTTTCGATGGCTTCAAACTCCTTTTCAAACTCTTGCAGTTCCTCATCTGTCGGTTCGTCCTCAGGTCTGCCTTGGTCAAAACCGAGTGTACAACCACATTCAAAACAACAACCTGCTATGTCGGCAGAGCATTCCACGTCATCGCCATATTCACAATATCCCCAAGTACATTCCTGACAGCGTTTCATGACAGGGTCTACGCAGCGTGTTGGCAAGCCTTTCATTTGCTGTCACCGCCTCTCAGCTTTTCAAGCTTATCCCTTGTGCTGCATATTTTTCCGTACACTTCTCCGATATCAAAAGCTCTACGCTCACATGCCGACATTCCTTCGTAGATATCGATTATATCTGTACAGGCTTCGTCTACGGTATCATATGCTTGACAAATCTGTTCTTTTGTGCTACCACTAAATTGTATGTTATCGGTATCTTTTGATGCCACCTCCGAGCTTGTACTGTTGGCAGACAGTGCAGGCTCTTTTTCTTTCACGGCTGTCTGTTCATTGATGATGTCAGCAATAGTATCAGTGCTGCCCGTTATACCCGATAAACCCTCTTCATATATCGGCATACACGCTGCCTCCAATTCGGCTATCAGATCGTCCGCATTTATTAGTCTTGACATTCTTCTTCCTCCTATTTTCAATATCCAAACATCGCCCAGCGGCTGAACATTGCCGCCGCGTATATCATGAATGCTACTCCCGCGCCGCCCAGAAGCACCGCCAGCCCGATGAACAGCGTGTCCATCTGCTTGACTTTGCGGTCATTGCGCAGGCGTTCTATGTGGCGCTTGTATACCTCGTCCTTGCGGGCACTTTCTTCGCGTAAGTTCGCCATTTCGGCTAGGTCGCGTTGGGTCATTGCTGAGCACCTCCCCACTGTTCTGCCATTGCCTGAGCGATAGCAGGAAACGTCTTAGACCGAGCTTTCGCATCGTTCCCGCCATGCTGTATTCCTGCGATTCGTCCGTGTGCTTCCTCAAAATTTATAGGCTTGCCGCTTTTCGTGTAGCCGAGCGGCTCAGGCGGAGGAAGCTGCGTTGTGCGTTCTATTGGCGGCAGTCCTCTTAACCATAAGCAGGTTCGCTTCTTCTGATAGTTTTCGGTATCACCCGTAGATTTCGCAAAGTAGTAAGGGTGTAGGGTGCAATCGGGCTTACGAAACAGTGTGGACATAAATCCCGATGGGTTTTCTACTGCGACCCTATCAGCATTTGCGTAGTAGCACTGCATGAAAAATACAGCGGCTTTCGCGAGCTTCCACATACGCTCAACAACCTTTTCGGCGGGCGTGCACCTGAGCGATAAATGCCGTGTTGTGACCCCCGAAAGATATGTACACGGCGGGTGAGCTATCACCATATCCCACTTGCCGACATTGTGTCTAAGACCGTCGCAGGTAGTAAAATCGGTGTTTCCGGTGATGATATCTAAGACATCGCCGCATATATGCCATTCGGGGTGTCCGCCCGAGCATTCCTGCACATCACAGCTATATGCTTCATGACCTCTTTCACGGAATGCTATGCACACCGTCTGTGATTCTTCGCAGGCTATTAGGATTTTCATTGCTGAGCACCTCCCAGCAGTTTTTCCAGCGAACGCAGCTTTTTCAGCCGCCGCTCGTAATCGTCGATGTCGATACCCCACGCTTCGTAAGCTATCTTCGTGTTGACGGCATACGGCAGCCACGACTTTACGCCGCGCTTTGCCATCTCGGTCTTTGCCATCTTCTTTATCTTTATCGTCTGGCTTTCGCCCGTGCCGAACAGCTCGGCGACGTCGGCGTTCGTCAGTTCGCTCTTGGTGTAGTACAGCCTTACGGCCGTTTCAACGTCCGGTGTTCTCATGTGTCATGCCTCCTTCACCGATATTATGTATTCTCCCGCGCGTTTCTCGTCGCGCGCCGTGCGTATCGCGGTTATCACCGACTCGGCTTTCACCGACACTATGCGGGGTTCGCCGTAGTCGGTGGTGAACTCTATTAGGTAGGTTTTCTTCATGGGTTCACCTCCTCCGCCTGTTCCAGTGCCTCAGCTATGCAGAGCGGTTCGTC